GTTGTCCATCCATAAACCAACCCGGTACCCAATAATCATCCCATGCCGACCTGTCGGAATCACTCATACTTCTTATGAGTTCGTCAACATTTGAATATTGGTTAAAGAATTTTATCTGCTCTCGACCATCTCCATAATATGAAAATCCATCTGCCGCAGTATCATTAAATTCTCGGTAATTTCCGTTCCCCTCATCAGTAGTGGTATTAGGAGTATTAGTAGTTGGTTTAGGTGGTAATTTATTTTTATCCCACTTAAACCATTGATGTACACCAGATGAACTACCTCGTCCGCCCATTATAGTTCTCCCTCTGTTAATCTATTGCTATATCGTATATGTTTTACATTGCCACCATAATTTGTATTGATTACTTTACTATATAATAATATTTTTGATGGATTTAGTCTATACAACATTTCCTCATATCCTCGCATAAATGCTTTAAATGCGTTTTTATTTCTTCTGCAACCTACATCACTTACAGCTACAACACTATTCTTAGGTTCACCGTCAAAACACCATTCAAAACTATCTTCATCGCTCCAACTAATTGTTGGTATCACAGTAATGCCCTTAGTTTGCCAGTAAGCACCTAACCAGTGCTTTCTATAATGATTGTAGATAGAAACTGCTAATGGAAAATCAGTATACAAACTAAAATCGGGACTCAATACACAACTATATCTTGATAGATAGGTAATATACTTATCTGGTATATTCCAAACACGTTCGAATCGGTCATCGTACATAAAAAAGTGTACACCCATGTCTGTATCTTTTTTAGTTGCGTATGGTTTAACATAATTAAAATTTATCCATTTATTTATGTCACACTCATAAACTGGTTGTATTTCTGGTATACCATACTTTCCAACACCTTCAAACCTAGCTGACGCTAAATTACAAAAAGCCGGCATTTACAATTCTCCTTAATTACCTCTTCTATTAGCATATTTCTCTAAAGCATAACGTACAGCATCGATGCTGTGGTTATCTACATCTGGATATGCGGAAATAAAGTTGCCATCTTTATCAGTTTCGTACTCATATTGAGTAAATTCTTTAAATGTATATGGACATCTGCGCTTATCAATGTATATATGATTTAATCCCTGCAACCACTTTATTCCGTACCTTACACTGTCTGGTCCTTTTTGTGCGCCTCTGATGAATGCTCCATACGCTTTAAAGTCCATAATAGATTTAGGTTCGGCACTATCAGCGATTAAAAGTTCTTCTTTTGATATCTTTTTCTCTTCCTCATAGAGTGCTTTAAATACAGTTTTATTTCTACAGTGCATAGTTCTATATTCATCAAAAATATACAAATCAAGATGATTTCTATCAAAATGACAACGTACAAATTGGAACGGGTCACGAGCAAATCCCCAGTCTAATCCACAATAAATATGGTCAAATGTTTGCCACTTAGGTACAACGCCTGTAGTGTTGCCATAAATATCGAATTTTGGAACAGGCTGATTCATGTCCATATCGCATACATTCTGAAATACATCGCCACCAGTTCCTACTGGAATTCCCATGTACTCATGTTCATATGCTTTAGGATTAATTAACTTTAATTCTTCTGCTTCGTTAATAAACTCTGGACCCAGCCAATTAGGCGGAACATCTAAATACGTATTACGAACAACTAGTGTGCTGTCCTGTCTATATGCTTCACAATCATCCGTATACTCATTTGCCCAATTATTTTTGCTGATTGGTGGGTTAAAAGTTCTGAAGTCCCAGAACTTATCACCACCACGCATTGTAGACTGCGTAACTGTACGTAATTCATTTTCACCTGCATACTGGTCTAATTCCTCAAACCACGTAACACCAAGATATCCGAATGGAGTTTTTATAGATTTTACCTTCATGGGGTCATCAAGACCCATAAAATATATTTTTTGTCCCGTAGGTAAATAAGTGATAGGAGTGCTGTATGTTTTAGGAATCTTAAATAGATTCTCGACACGCATTTGATAAATACCCCAAACAACCTGAGCAAAAATACTGTTTTGTATCGTATTTGCGACTTTCCTAAAACACACAGCATGACACGTAGGATTCTGCATGATAAGAAGAGGAATAGAAATTCCTCCTACAAATGATGATTTTGTACTTCCTCTGCCACCAGGAAAAACATAGTGTGTATGACGATGCATTAAAATATCTTCTAGCACATCGTCATACATCTCGATGATGCAATCTTGCAATGATATGGTGGCTTTATTCGTCATTAAACTCATTCCACAATCACATAAGCATCATTAAAACCTGCTAAATGTATCTCCTCAACTTTTTTATCTGCATTACTCCTAGACTTATAACGGGGCTTGTACCAAATTTTATATGTACCATTTACTTCTTTTATAACTGTTTCGATATTAGAATCTTGTAATTTCTTTATCTTTTTCTCAGCATTTGACTTAGAAGAAAACGACCCAAATTGAATACGATAATACGTTTCTGGAACAGCAGATGTCGGCGGTTCTGTGCTTACGCCATACTTAATTCCGACTTCTTCATCGTACTTAGAAAAATTATTTTCTTCTATAATTTTTAATACCTTAATGATATAAGATGGGTCGGTTGCGTAACCATTCTGAGATATAATAGTAATTACATCTCTGGGAGTCGTTGCGCTCAAAATTGAACGATATTTATATTGACTGCCATTCCTAACATACGTTAAGAACATTTCATAATCACGAATACAGTTTTCGTAATCATTATAAACTCTGAAACTGTCTGTGATATATTGCTGTCTTCCATTACGTACTTCAGGAGTTACTTTATTAATAGATTTACCTTTCCAAACAGAGTAGCTTTGCCATGTACTGTTAAGTAAATCTGTCTTCATTCCCAGTATATTATTAACTTTCATTAATTCTACTGAGTCAGACCCAAGTCCGTATCCAGTCTCAAGACAACACTGTGCAATTACTACAGATGGCATAATCCCTGTTTCTTTATATAGGTCTTTTGCAATCTTAGAAACTTTATCAATGAAATCCTGTTTTGATGTTGGGAATCCGGTTGGGAAAAGTTCCTTCGTATATACGGTACTTAATTGCGCATATACTACATTCCCATTGTAATCATAGACAGTATATCCAGGCGGACAGTTTCTCTTAGCATTATCTAAGTTTTCATATGCTCCTAACTGGCTCTCTCTATCTGTCCACGATTTACGCACTCTATACCACTTCGGCTCTGCCGATACTTGTATTGTTTTTCCTGATAATATAAGATTCACTTCGTCTGCAATTTTACCCAGTCTACTGTAAATGTAATCGCCCGGACAAGCCTTATTCGCAAACCACCTATGCACGGTGATTATCATTTCATCTGCTTTAGGTGAATAATTCAGTGTTTTATTCTTGTCTCCAAACCAAAGCAATTTCGTCTTGCCATTACGTTTACAAATATCAGCACATAGATTTATCAACTGTTTATACACTGTATTGTTGATAGCATACGGATGTTTTGTATCAGATGCGCACTCTATAGTAATAGCACGATTGTCATTGGCAGAAGAGGAAGAACACCAAGAACGGTCTTTTTCTTCTACTAGCATACACACTCGACCATCAACACCAATGCCGTAATTACAGCTTGCTTTTGCGCTTGATTTACACAACCACGCCGCCATGCTTTCAACACTCGCTTGTCCTACATAGCAATGAATTGTAATTCTATCAATGCTATGATTTCTAGGCGAATTTCTGTTGGGTGAAATCTTTGTATATTTCACAAGTTGGCTGTTTGTATATCCCATTATTTATCGTCCCTTATTTCGTATATGTCGATATCATCTTCTCTACTACCTAAAACGGTAGCGTCATAAATTGAGAAGATGATACCTATCAATAAAAGTATACAAATAAATATTTTCATTCCTTATCCTGCCGCAGTTGCTTGACAATCTGATTAGCACCAGTACTAGCAAGTCCTGACGCAATGCCTACTGCTAATGCGTTTAAAACATCTTGTGCTGGGAAATCTGCCATCGTTTTCATGCCCACGACTCCGAGTATTGCACCAACACTGCCTACGATAACTGGAATCCACTTATCAATCTTTCCGTATGCCTTACAAGCCACGCCCACAAGATACGCAATTACAGTAATAGCGCCTACAGTTGCAATTAATGAATTCATCATATTTTGCCTCCTTTATTTATCTCTTGACCAATCAAGTTTAATAGCAACTAATTGGTCTGGTTCCCCAGCTTTTCTGTTTTCGATATCAATCGTTCTACGTGCAATCTCT